TACCCGGTATCTGTTGTGGTGGTTGGCCAATACACCATTAAAGCAACCGTTAACCCGGACCCGAATGGTCGCCCTGGTTATTACAAGGCCACGTTCCGTGATGTGCCTAATAGTTTTTGTGGTGAAGCATTACCAGAAATCATTGCGCCAATTCAGGATGGTGCCAACGCCACTATCCGGGCGTTAATTAATAACATGGCCATTGGGGCGCAACCTCAAGTTGCTGTGGATTTAGCGCAAATTCCTCAAGGTGCCAATATCAGCAGTCTGCACCCCGGTAAGATATGGCAATTCAATAGCAAAGGGATTAACGGTGGCGGGCAGGGTAAACCCGGCGTTACCTTCTTCAGCCCTGATATTAAGGCCAATGAACTGCTCACTGTCTACGAGAGGTTTGAGCGTTATGCGGATGATAAAAGCGGCATTCCTGCCTACGCGTATGGCTCAGACAATGCGGCCGGTGCAGGAAAGACAGCCTCTGGCTTGTCTATGCTGATGAATGCTGCCAGTAAATCCATGAAAAACATTGTGCGTGGCGTCGATATCGATGTGATTGAGCCGTTGGTTGCTAATTTATACGTTAGCGCAATGCTGGATCCAGAAGTGCCGGACGATGCAAAAGGCGATGCCCAGGTGAAAGCGCGCGGCTCTGATGCGCTTATGCATAAAGAAGCCACGGCGATGCGTCAGGCTGAATTCCTGTCGAGTACAAATAACCCGACTGATATGCAGATTATTGGCCTCGAAGGGCGCAGGGTACTGCTTGAGAGCGCTGCCAAATCAGCAGACTTACCTGCAGATCGCTTTATTCCTAACGAAGATGAGTTGCGTCAAAAGCTCATGCAGGAATTACAGGCTCAACAAGCGGCGGCGAACAATGCCGCCATGCAGGGTGAAATGCCGCAGTGATAACCGGGCTGGATGAACAACAGCTAAAAGCACTGGTTTATCTGCGTAATACCCAAGAGTATTCGTACACGCAAATTATTAGTGTGCTCAGTGAGCTGATAGGCCAAGAGGTCGAGTCACTGAAAAACGGCACTGAAATCATTTCTATCTATCGCGCCCAGGGCGCTATCAATACCCTGGAAGAATTTAAAACGCTACTTAGCGATCCGAATACCGCTTTGGCTCGGCTAACTGAGAAGCGTTAAACGTCCGAAAGGGCATTACCAAAGTCGCCAAGGCGGCTTTTTTATATCCAAACAACAGTGAATACCAGTTGGAATACCGGTAACCGGCTCCTTTAACACTGACTCACCATAGGAAAACACAATGGGCTTACCCACGGCACTGCAAAATGCAGAAGAAGAAGCAAACGAACTGATACGCAAGCAATCAGAAGCAGGTAAACCAGCTCCCGAAGGGAATACTGGTGATAAGGCTCCTGAGCAATCAGCGCAACCACAACAGGAAAGAACACCCGAGCAAAAAGCGCCGGGCTCTGAACAAACGTGGGAGCATAAATATCGTGTACTACAAGGCAAATACAACGCCGACACCAAGCAGTTGCGTGATGATCTTGAGCGCGCTAAGCAAAACAGCACGCCCGACCCGCAGCAACAGCAGTTTATTCAGCAGTTACAGTCTGAAATTACCAGCCTAAAGCAACAATTAGAGCAACAGCAGACAGCTGGCAATCAATTTAATGACGGTGACATTGAGCTGGATAAGGATTTGGTGGACGAATACGGCGAAGAGTTTGCCCGGGCAGTAGCGCGCCAGGCTGGTGCCGCAAACCAGCAGGTTAAGAGTCTTGAGCAGAAGTTAGCAACACTGCAAGGCAAGTTCGAGAATAACGAACGGGTTACGCAGCAAACCACCGCTTCTATGCGAGAGCGCGAATTAACCAGCACACTGAGCGCCGCCGGTATCGATTTTGCGCAAACTAACGAAGATCCGCTGTTCCATGACTGGCTAAAAGAAGTCGACCAGGCAAGCGGTGAAACGCGTAACGAGCTGATGAATCGAGCGTATCAAAAAGGTGATGTGCAGCGCACCGCCTACTTCTTTAAAGCCTTTAAAGCCCAAGAGGGCTCCCAGTTCAACGACAATCCTCTGCAGCAACACGTTGATGTAACCAGCCGTGCCCCGGGTGATACCGGTGCCGAAGATAACGTCTGGACCAAAGAGCAGATTTCAAAGCTCTATGATGACTACAACAAAGGCGTAATTACAAAAGCAGAGTTCGATGAATGGGAGCGAAAATTATTTGCCGCCTATTCAGCGGGTACAGTCATAGGATAAATCCCGCATAGGCTGGCCATTAGGAGACTATTCTTATGGGTTATCCAGTCGCTTCCGGTAGTGTTAACTATTCATCTACTGGTGCAAACAACAATTCGCAGTTTATCCCTGAAATTTGGTCGAAGAAGTTACTGACCAAGTACTATGAAAACTGTGTGTACATGGAGATCTCAAACACCGATTACGAGGGTGAGATCAAAGATTACGGCGACAAGGTGAATATCCGGACAGTACCAGATATCACCATCAACGATTATGAGAAGGGCCAAAACCTTTCTTATGAAGAACCTGAAAGTGCGCCGGTATCACTAACCATCGACCAGGGTCATTACTTTGCCTTCAAAGTAAACTCGGTTGATGAATACCAATCCGATATCAACTTGATGGATACGTTCTCACAGGACGGCGCCATGAAGATGAAACGCCGGGTTGATAGCAACATTCTGGGTTCAGTTTACGCTGCTGCTGCTTCAGTTAACTCTGGCGCAACGGCTGGTAAAGATTCTGGCTCACTTAACCTCGGTACGGCTGGCACGCCGCTGGATATCACTAAGGCAAACATTGTGGACGTTCTGGTTGAGCGTTGCGGTGTGTGTCTGGATGAAACTGATACCCCGGATGAAGAGCGCTTTGTAGTGCTGCCGCCTTCGATGTGTGCCCGTATTAAAACGTCAGAACTGAAAGATGCGAGCTTAACCGGTGACGGTAACTCAACTTTACGTTCAGGCAAAATCGGCATGATTGACCGTCTGCAAATTTACTCTTCACGTAACCTGCGGGTTAACAGTGGTGCGTATGACGTGCTGTTTGGTCACAAATCGGCGCTGTCTTTTGCTGCGCAGATCACCGAAATGGAAACGCTGCCTAACCCGAATGACTTCGGCCAGTTAGTACGTTCACTGTTCGTTTACGGCTTTGACGTATTACTGCCAGAGCAACTGGGTCACGGTGTATGGCAACTGGGCTAATTGCCTGAGCAATGCCACTTACGGCCCCCTTTACTGGGGGCTTTTTTGTTTATATAGGAAAGTGTTATGTCAACAGTTAAACCTATCGCTCCTGGCGCAGTCGACCTGCAAGATCCAGGTGCGCAAAGTCCGGCCCCGAAGTACCTCAAAGCAAGCAATGGTCGTGTGTTTATCGCTACCCCGGCGCTGGTTAAGCAGTACCGCAAAGGCAAGTTTGGTCTTGTTGCTATCAGTGAAACTGAGTTCAAGCAAAGTGACGAATACAAAGAAATGGCTGCCGCTGAGCAAAAAGGTGCTGATCTGGCCGCAGAAAATGAAGCGCTGAAAGCGAAAATTGCTGCCATGGAGTCAGAAAAAGCCGCTGAGACAAGCGGTGACACTGACGAAAAGCCCGCAGCTAAAAAGCCAGGCAGACCGCCTAAGTCAGCCACTACTGAATAATTAAAGGGGTTTACCAATGTCGACACGTAAAGTCGTTGATGCTATTTCACAGGTACGGGCAACGCTTGTTGATACGACCGGCACGCGCTGGCCAAATGCAGAGTTGCTGAATGCCTACAACAATGCAGTGCTGGCAGTGGTAAACCTTCGCCCTGATGCCAGCACAAAGAACATTGCCTTCACGTTAACACCCAATCAGTCTAAGCAGGACTTGCCCAGTGATGGCTTGCGCTGGATGGATTTTCTTTATGATGTGACCACAGGTACGCCAATACGGAAGACTGACCGCAGAACACTGGACGATCAAATCCCTAATTGGCACAAAACTACGGGCTCGCGTGTGACCAACTGGGTGTTCGATGAGCGGGATCCAAAGACGGCTTATGTTTATCCTCAACCTTCAACCGCCGCCGACTTGCAGGCAATTTACTCCGTAGCGCCAGCTGCTGTTGATATTTCTGATTTTGAAAATGATACGACTACGATCGGCATTGATGACAGCTATTTCAACGCTATCAAAGAGTACATGCTTTATCAGGCCTACTCTAAAGATGCCGATTACGCAGCAAACGCCCAGCGTGCCGCATCACACTACAGTATTTTTGAGCGGACGCTTGGTAATAAATCAGGCGTTGATATGGCATTAAACCCTAGTCGTGAGCAGGCCAACTAATGGCGCTATTTAATGACATGGTGACACTGGTAGCGCCTTATGCGCCGAATGTGCCGGCATTTACTGCCGGTAATGCCATTAAGGACGCTGCCAGGCACTTTTTCCGTGTTGTTCATGCAATGCAGGAAGAAATATCCATTAACGTCATTGCTGGTCAGCCTGAATACGACATTACTCCGTCAGATGGTGAGACAGAAGTCGTTGCCATTCTAGGTGTAAAGCGAAGCGATACCGACTTATTACGTTTTGTGCAAAGTGATCGGTACGCCAACTACGAAGGCGAGCCCCGGGAATATACCGGGAAGTTTGGTGAGAAAATTAAATTAACGCCAATCCCGGACAAGAACGAAACGCTCACAGTCTCTATTGCCGTAAAGCCTAAGTTTAACGCTACACAAATCCCTGACTCAGCCTTTGAAGAGAATGCTGAGGCGCTGCGGGCGGGCGCTCTGTCCATTTTAAAGCGCCACCCCGGCACGGAATGGCATGCGCCTAACGAAGTGAGTTATTACGAGCAATTATTCAGAGAGGCGATTGAGCGCAAAGCAGAAGAGATCTTGCTGAATAACATGCCTGGCAACATTAAATTGGATATTCCAGAGTTCTTATGAGTCTATATAAAACGGGTACCGTTTCCGTTAATAACGGGCAAAACACTGTTACCGGCAACGGTACATC